AACAGTTAGTGGAACAGGTGCTACTTGGACTACAACTGATAAAGGAATTAAAATATTATATTCAGACGGAACAAATATTAACACAGCAGATTTAAGTACATTAGCTGGAACAGTTGCTTCTGCACAGATAGCAAACTTAGCAGTTACATCTGCTAAACTTGCATCGTTTGCAGTAACAGAAGCAAGACTTTCATCATTTGCAGTTACAACTTCAAGACTTGCAACAAATGCAGTTACAGGTATTAAAATTACACAATCAACAATTACACAATCAAAACTAGCAGCTAACTCTGTTGGATCAAATCAATTAATTTCAACTGGTGTTACAGCAGCATCTTACACAACAGCAAATATTACAGTAGATGCTGATGGTAGAATTACTGCCGCATCTTCTGGATCAGGTGGAGGGGGAGGGTTTGTTGCTCTAGCTCCTATAACTGGACCAGCATCAACTACTTATACAGCTAATCCTGGAACTACTGCATTATTAGCTTTTTTATGGGGAGCTGGTGGTGGAGGGGGAGGAAGTGGGTTTGATGGTGATCCGGGTGGGGCGGGAGGAACTGGAGGATATGCTTACGGATCTTTTACAGGATTAACTGCTCCTTATAGTGCTCCGTATGTATTAGGTGCTGGAGGAAATTCAGGGAACCCGGGACCAGCAACAGTTAACAATCCTGGAAATGCTGGAACCGCTGCTTCAACATTTATAAATTTAACATCTAATGTTGGTAATGGTGGAAACAGAGCTTCTGCTCCAAATCCAAGAAATGGAAACAATGGAAATAGTACCGGTAGTACTTTTACACCCCCTTCCAGAGAATTCATAGTAGGTCCTAATAATTATGGTCAGGGTCCTGGAACATTATGGATATTTGAAAATATAGGAAAATAAATGCCCTTTTTAATTTTTAAAAATAATCAAAGTAATATTGAAAATACTTTAATTAAAATAGCTGAAGATCAGCAAGAACTTAATGCTTTATTAGTTACTATAAAAGATTATAAATTAATTGAAATAACTCAAGAAAAATTTAATGATGTAAAAATAAATAAATCTCCAGTTATAAAATATATTGATAATGATGTTATATATGAACAAAGTCAAGAATTCAGTGGATATTTTAGAAATAGCGAAGAATTAAAAATATTTTTGGATCCAATAGCACCAAACTCTATTTCTTTTAAAAAGAACATACAGTTTTTTTTAGATTCAAATAAAAATAGCCCATTATTTGATAAATGGAATAATTATTTAAATTTTTTAAATAATTTAAATTTAGACTCCTTAAATTATCCAATAGAATCTTCATTTGAAGAATATTTAAGTAAGAATAATATCTTTTTCTTAAATCCTTTACAATTACCATAAAAATTGCTATCAAATTAGCATGTTTGATAAAGAAATAGAGTTTAGCTCTCACGAAGATTATTTTAATCAAAAACAAGATTATCCTGTCCCTATTAAATTAAATATACCAGAGTGGTATAAAAAATTAAATCATAAATTAAATAATCAAACTATTAAAGGATGTATGCCTTTTTTAGATTCCTTAACAACTGGATATTTATTAAAAATACCGCAAGATATTTTATTACATCATAATAAAAAACATGAAGGACCAGAAGAAAATATACGTTGTTCTCTTTTTGAATATGCATTACATGCGCATGAGCCTTTTATTAAAAGTAAATACATAAATTTAAATTCAAAAGAAGAATTCCATCCTATAAAACAATTAGAAGGATCTCCTTTTGTTGAAAAAAATAAAAATCTTTCTTTTTATAAAATATTAAATCCTTGGAGAATAAAAACACCTAAAGGTTATTCTTGTTTATTTGTTTCTCCTTTAAATAATGCTGACGATAGATTTCACATAATATCTGGAATAGTTGATACAGATGTGTTTGAAAATGAAATAAATTTTCCAATTGTTATTAATGGAGATAAATATCCAGAACTAGAAACAACAATTAAAAAAGGAACCCCATATGTTCAAGTAATACCTTTTAAAAGAGATAATTGGAAAATGACATTTAAATCAAGGACACAAAAAGAAGTTCAGAACTCTAGAGTTTTTTATCAACTTAATATATTAAATAACTATAAAGAAAACTTTTGGAAAAAAAAATCATGGAAATAAAAAATTTTATAAAAATATATGACAATATATTACCTCTTGTAACTTTATCTAATTTAATTAGATATTCTAATAATTCTTCTTTTGAAGAATCAAAAATAAATGGAGGCGATAATGCGATAACAGATTTTAATATCAGAAGAACCTATGTGCATGGATTAAATAATACAGATGAAAATAATTTATCAAAAGCCCATTGGTTTAATTTACTATATAAATTTCTTTCTAATTATATACATAAATATGGAGAAGATTCTAAAATATTACATTTTAGTTGTGGGAATATTTTTGATATTTCAATTTTAAAATATGAAAACACAGGTTTTTATACTTGGCATGTAGATCATTTTTCAAGTATTCCTAGAACAATGAGTTGTATATTTTTATTAAATAATGATTATGAAGGAGGAAACTTATGTTTTAGAAATCCCGACGGTTCTGGAGAATGGGAAGTTGAAGTAAAACCAAATAGGTTAATACTTTGGCCTAGTAACTTTTTATATCCACACACAGTTAAACCAGTGACGAAAGGAAAAAGGTATTCAGTTGTAGCATGGGCACTATAAAAGATTTTAAATATAAATTAGTTAAAAACTTCCTAACACAGGGGGAAGTTAAATTATTAACTGAATATTGTAAAATAAAACACAGGTCTAATTTTGATTCTTTTGATTTTAATCAAAATAATAATGGAGATACTCATTTTTACGCCGATCCTTTAATGGAGTCCTTAATGTTAAGTAAATTAGAAATAATGCAAAAAGAAACTGGATTGGAACTATTACCAACATATGCATTTTGGAGAATGTATTCAATGTTTGCAGATCTTAAAAAACATAAAGATAGACCGTCCTGTGAGATAAGTGTCACTGTAATGATTGGGTCAGACGGAACTAAATGGCCAATATTTATGGATGGGGTAGAGATAAATATGGAACCAGGAGATGCCGCGATATATTTAGGTTGTGAAATAGAACATTGGAGAGAAGAATTTAAAGGCGATTGGCAAGCACAAACTTTTTTACATTATGTTGATAAAAATGGACCTAACAAAGAATGGGATAAAGATAAACGTTTAATGTATGGAATGCATAAAATATGAAATTTAAACAATTTGATAATGGTTCTTGTGATATAGAGTTTTCTTGGAAAGAAAGATTTATTTTATTTAAAAAAGGAAAGCTACATTTTTCAGATTCTGATTTTAAACATTTTTCCACGAATTTATTTAAAATGTTAGTAATGTGGCAGTCAAAATTTAATGATGATATAAAAAATCAAGTAACGTTTGACGACACAAAAATTAATGGAAAATAATTTTATTTACACTGAAGAAGATTTTCTATCAAAAGATAATTGCGATTTTATTATTAATTATTTTAAAGACAAGACGGAAAAAAAAACAGAAAACGGTATAAACTATGCCTACTTTTTAGAAAAAGACTATTTAAATTTATTATTTTTAAAAGAAAAAATAGATAATATAATGTTAAAATACGTAAATACATATCCTCAATTAAACTTCGTTGGAAAATATGCATTTACCTCATTTAGGTTTAAACATTTTAAGCCAAATAATTTTTTTAAAAATTGGCATAGTGAACATACCATTGAAACTCCAAATAGAATACTCTGTATGCAAATATATTTGTCGGATCATAATTGCGGCACAGAATTTTACAATAATCAAATAATATTATCAAAAAAAGGAAAAGTAGTTATTTTTCCATCTTTTTTTACTCATACTCATAGAGGACAAGTTTGTCCAGAACTTAAAGATAGGTATATATTAGGTGGATACTGTAATTTTATTAAATGAGAATACTAGGATTAAATTTAAGTCATAATGCTTCTTGTGCTTTAGTAGAGGATGGAGAATTAATTTTTTCGTTAGAAAACGATCGTCTTTCAAGAAAAAAAGGGGATGACTCTGTATCAGAATTATTATCTTTATTTAAAGATCAATTTTTTGAAAACATTATTTATACTAATTCTAATTTAAATTTAAGAAGAATAGAGTATTTTTATCAAACAGTTAATGGTTTATTAGATAAGTATAATATTAAATATAATAAATTAGAAGCTTTTCCTTATCATCATTTATCTCATGCTTTTTCTTCTTTTTATAACTCTTCTTATGAGGAATGTATTGCTTTAGTTATAGATAATGGTGGAATGTCTTTAAAAGTAGATGATGAAGAAATGGGTCAAGAAATATTGTCTATTATAAAAATTAATAAAGATGGTAGTCATGAAGATATATTAAAAATATGTAGAAGCGAAAGTGAAAAATTTTTACAAAAAAACATCGTTGTTTCTTTACCAACAATAAGTATTGCCGGGATGTATGAGCACCTTAAACATTTGTTTAATATGAAAGAGCCAGGAGCAGTAATGGGTTACAGTTGTTACGGAAAAAAAAATGAAAATATAGGTCCAAAACCTTTTATTATTAATAAAAATCAGGATGGCTATGATTTGTTTATAACAAGTTCTTTGTTTTTACATCAATGTGTTGAAGTAAAAGAAAAAATAGGTGATACAAAAATTCAAGAAATTTGTTTTGCTGTTCAAAAACAAACAGAAGAAATTATATTACATTACTTAGAAAATATAAGAAAAAAATATGGTAATGTAAATATTTGTTTAAGTGGAGGACTTTTTCAAAACTGTGTTTTAAATTATAAAATAATAAAAAATAATTTTAATGTTTTTGTAGACCCAATTTCTAATGATGGAGGAACTGCTATTGGTATAGCTCAACATGCTTACCATAAAATATCTAATAAAAGACCAAATAAATATAAAAATTTATATTTAGGGTTAGAAGAAGATTTATCTAAAATTGATAAAATAATTTCTAAAAATCATGTTACTTTAATTGAAGATTGCAGTATGGATAATGTAGCTGAATTGTTAGTTTCAGGAAAAATAATAGGTATTTTTCAAGGAAAATCAGAGTTTGGTCCAAGAGCACTAGGTAATAGATCTATATTATTTAATCCAAGTATTCTTCATGGTAAGGATAAAATAAATTTGATAAAAGAAAGAGCATGGTTTAGGCCAGTCGCTGGAACTGTTTTATACGAAGAAAAAAATAAATGGTTTAATTTTTACAATAAAGAATCAACTCCTTTTATGTCTTATGCTGTTGAAGTTTTAGAAGAAAAACAAAAATTAATCTCTGCAATAGTACATGTAGACGGAACCTGTAGAGTACAAACATTGAAAAAAGAAGAGAATGAATATTTTTATGAGTTAATTAATTGTTTTTATAAAAAAACAAATATACCTATTTTAGGAAATACTTCTTTAAACTCTGCTGGAAAACCTTTAATTCAATCTTTAACAGATGCCTCTGATCTTTTAATAAGCTCAAATGTAGATTTTATTTATTTCCCAGAGATAAATAAAAAATTATATGTTAAAAATAAAAAATAATAAAAATGAATTTTTTAGGCATTAATTTAAGAGTACATGATGCAAATATTTCTTTAAGTATAGATAACAAAATAAAATATTTAAAAATAGAAAGAGAATTTCAATTAAAACACGCCGGCTGTATAAATTTATACTTTATAGAATATATTTTAAATAAATGGAATATATCTCCCGATAAAATAAATGCAATTGCATATACTGGAGATATGAATATTCCATTTTTAACTACTAATTCTTGGAACAATTCAAATGAAGTAGTTGAAGAATTAAAACCTAAAAACTATTATTTAGAAAAATTTAAATGTCCATTTTTTAAAATAGATCATCATTATGCTCATGTATTAAGCAAATGGCCTGTAGTTAATAGAACAGATATCGACATGGTATGCGATGCTATGGGTGATTTTGAAGACACATATAGTGTATTTAAAAATGAAAATATTATTAAAAAAATAGAAAGAGAAGAAGCTTCTTCTTTTGGAATTTGTTTAAACAATATGGCTTCTTCATTAGAAGTTACTGGACAGTGGCAGGATTTAGCTGGAAAATTAATGGGTCTTAAATCATATGGAAAAATTGATCATGATTATATAAACAATTTTAAAAATGATATTAGAGAATTAGATAGATTATATAACGTTAGAACTTATTATAGAACTAAAACAAATTTAGAAAAGAATGAATTAAACAGACTTGCTTCTTGTCATTTTAAATCCGAACAAATGATCTTAAATCATTTTAAAACTTTTTGTAAGACAGATGATATTATATCTTATTCTGGAGGAGTTGCTCAAAATGCAGTTCTTAAAAGTTTATTAAAAAAAAATTTTAAAAATTTGCATGTATTACCTCATTCTCCAGACGATGGGTTATCTTTAGGATTAATTGAATTTCTAAGAAAACATTATAAACAACCTAATTTTGATAATAGTAATTTTCCTTTTTGGCAAGATGATATTGCACCCACAACAAATCCCTCTGATAAAACAATCAAACAAGTATCTGAATTTTTAGCTCAAGGTAAAATAATAGCTTGGTATCAAGGGCATGGAGAACTTGGTCCAAGAGCATTAGGAAATAGATCAATACTAATAAATCCTTTAATTAAAGATGCAAAACAAATTTTAAATAACAGAGTTAAAAAAAGAGAATGGTTTAGACCATTCGGAGCATCTATATTAGAAGAACACACTAATAAATATTTTAATTTCAATGATAAAAGCGAATATATGTTATATGTTGCAGATGTCTTAGATAAAGATAAATTTTCATCTATTACTCATGCAGATGGAACTTGCAGAATACAAACAGTTAATAAAAATAATAATTACTTTAATCAGTTGCTATATGAATTTAATAAATTAACTGGAATTCCTATGTTAATAAATACATCATTAAATGTTAATGGTAAACCTATAGCATCTAAACCAATAGACGCATTGGAACTATTTGAAAATAGTGATATAGACTATTTAATAATTGGAAATGAAATTTATAAAAAACCTGTTTTTCATACATGAATGTTTTAACAATTGATTGTGATTGGGCTGTTGACGAAAATAGATTATTAGAATTATTAAATTTTTGTTATAAAAAATTTAATAAAAATCAAGAAATTATATTTATAGAAGAACATCATCATGCTTATAATTTAATTAACAAAGAAGATGTATTATTTAATATAGATGATCATCATGATATTAATTACAATAATGACATTAGATTTATTGTTGAAAATAATTTTTGCCAACAAGGTAATTGGATTTTTGCACTTATATATAAAAAAATTATAAATAAATATTATTGGATCTGTAATGAAAATTCATCTTATTCACAAAAAGATATTTTAAATTTAGTAAATAATTTAAATGTTTTTTTTAAATCAACAAATTTAAATACTATAAGTAATTTTAATTTTGAAAAAATTATTATATGTAAAAGTGAACAATATTTTGCTAAAGCAAGCCTTACTTTTAACTTAATAAAAAATTTGTGTGAGAATAATAATTTACCAATAAAAACATACGTTGTAGACAACCCAAATGCTCCAATTAATGTTTGAACATAGTCAAATACCTTAATAGTTCAAAATAGCTCTTTATTGTTAATTATATAGATATGAGGTATAATGATCTATGCCTTTAAAAAAAATACCGGTAGCACCAGGATTTGACAAACAAGATACAGCATCTCAAGCAGAAGGTCGCTGGATTGATGGGGATAATGTACGTTTTCGTTATGGAAGCCCTGAAAAAATAGGTGGTTGGTCAGAAATATTAGCAGATACTTTAGTAGGAGCTGCTAGGAACCAATGGATATGGTCAGATTTAGATGGCAATAGATATGCTGCGATAGGTACTAATAAGGTATTAGCTATTTACTTTGAAGGTGCTTTTTACGATATTACACCATTAGACACGGCCTTAACTTCATGTTCATTTAGTACAACCACAGGATCAGCCACAGTTACAGTTAATAAAGCTGGACACGGATTATCCGTTGGTAGAATCGTACGATTTACTTTTGGAACACCTCCAACAGGTTTTTCAGCTGCTAATTTTACAAATGCTTTTGAAGTTAAAACAACACCTTCATCAGGAACGTTTACAATTACAATGCCAGTAGTTTCATCAGCAACAGGAACTTCTGGAACTGCAACTTGTAATCCTTATTATGATTTTGGTCCTTTTGGTCAAACCTATGGATTTGGTTATGGTACGTTTAACTGGGGTGGATTTAGTTCAACAGTTACTCAAACTGCAATTAATGTTATGGGGGGAATAAATAATTCTACTGCAACTATAGTAGTTGATTCTACAGCAGGCTTTGCTACAACAGGTACAATATTAATAGACTCAGAATTAATTACTTATTCTGGTAAAACATCTACAGATTTTACAGGCTGTAGTAGAGGAGCAGAAGGCACAGCCGCAGCAGCTCACGCAGATAATGCAGTTGTATACGATGCATCAATTTTTGTTGGTTGGGGTGAAGCATCACAAGTTCAAACTTCAATAAGATTAGATCCTGCAAACTGGTCGTTAGATAACTTTGGTCAAATATTAATAGCAACAATGCACAATGGTCCTACATTTACTTGGGATCCAT